AGTTGTATTAATAATCCCTGTTGTAAAGTCTCTGATCAGGTTAACTAATATAAATGGCGGGTTATACCCAGTATAAGCCTTGCTCATCCATCCATTCATGGCACGACCGACACGCAAAATAGTAGGTAATGCTTCAACGCCTAGATTTTTGTATGCCTGAGCCAGCAGATCATCTTTAATCTGAATGCGTATTTCATGGCCATTCATGTATGCCATTACTTCGTTCTCATCCAGCATAGGAGAGGCTGAATAGACCAAGCGTTGGTCAGTTATTGGAGCAATCGTTATATCGCTATTGGTAACTTTTTTCTGACTTGCAATAATGAAACGTTTATTCTGTTCTGCCGCTTCTTTAGTTTGAAATATATCCTGCAATTCACCTTTAACCAAAACGCCATATGATTTTTCATTTCTCAATACTTTTCGCTTAACAGGCTGGTCGATTGATATCAAGTCAGGCATCTGTATCTCTGCTGCCATCAAAGCAAGTGACTTAGCAACACGATTCTTTTCTACTTGAACTATTGCGCGCTCATAATCTTGGAATATGTTACCGATTACATCTTCATTCCTTTCGGCATGGCCAAGTCTGCGCTTAGGTCTATATCGAACATCAAAACCTTTCCCACCAGGGCCGCGTGATCCGCGCATTGCTTCTTGCTCATCAAAGTCTCCGCGCACCGGGACATAATACTTGTACGCTCCACGCATTGCATCAATACGCTCTTGAGTTTCCAACCCGTTATCAAGGCGTAGTTTTTGCGTTGCGTCTGTTATGGCTTGAACTTCATCAGCAAGTTTTGATAATTCTTTTGGCGCTTTATCAAGATACTCTTTGGCTTGTTCGTCAGTAATTCCATAGGCAGTATCAGTATCGTTGCCAGATAACTTTCTGATCTGCGCGTTCGCTTCTTCAGCATGGCGATTCTTTAGATACTCTTCAACCTGTTCTTTAGTGTATCCAGCATCAGACCATTTCTTAATCAGAGGATTGCGTACCTTGTCCCTAAAATCATCAATCTGATTTGTTACTTTAGAGTGATATCGCTCTTCCGCTCTATATACGTCAGCATTCTCAGATAGTTTTATTCCTTTTTCTTTCTCAAGAAATTCTTTTATTACATTGAAGCGATTGAATTTATCTTGTGATTTTCTTTGTAATGCACGAGCAAATGTTTCTTCTGGAAGATCAATTGATGATTCTTCTTGCGGCGCTTTGCTTAGAAGAATGCTATTTTCTTGCTTGCTGAAATCTCCGTTGTTGCCCGTAGCTGATTTTATTTGGTTCGGACTGAATACTTTAATTTCACTGTCTGATGTGTCGTTAAAGTCCGCAAAATCAGTTGATTCGTCAGACGACACATACACTGGCATCACCGATCCTTTCCCCCTGAACGTAGTATTAGCATACCGTGCTGCGGTATCTCTGCTAGGGGTTATGGATATGAAATCATCCATTGTAAGGGTGGCTACTCCGGCTCTGGAAAGCTCGTAAGGTGTTTTAAACCCTGTTTTTAATATTTCATTCTCGTTAGTCGTGCCGTGATAAACAACCAACGGCCTACCTTGATCATCAGTAACCTTGCTATCGCCGAACCATTTCCAAAAGTTCCTAATACCTTCTGCAGTTGGATGTATTAACTGACCATTGCTATTGCGTGTTGGTCTGTCTATGCCGTCAATGTTTAGTGTTTCTGGCATTTGCTCTTTTGCTGACTTTAGCGATTCACCTTGTCCAGATTGCTTCGCATTATTCTCAGAATAAAGCATATCCATAGCATTGCGCATCGTAGCAAATACTTCTTGCTCGGACATTTTTTCTACGATAGATAGCTTCACTCCAAGACGACGCAGCATGGCTTTAAATGCTCTTACAATGTCTGCAACAATCCTGCGTAATGCAGATACGTTCTTGTACTTTCCGGTCTCAACAGACATAGCCAGAATCTCTTTGGCACGAGTATCAGCATCTAATCCAGGCTGTCGTTTATCGACTATCTTTGCAATATCACGGATTGTCTTATTGCCGAATTTGTCCAGCAGATTGACTGAGCGTATTGCTGTTTTGTATTCTTTGCTGTCTAATAGCTCCTCGGTAGCTAAATGGCTCAACTCATGTTGAATCACCATATCTACGCGATCCATATTATCGAACGCATCGGCTATGATATAAACTCTTTGTCGGCCAAGATAAACACCCTCAACCAAACCTTTGTCGCTTTCAGTAATTTCAGTAAGTTTGATTGTTCCTTCTGGAAGCTCTTCAATATTGTTTAATACAATTATCTTTCCATAAGTAAGTTTCTTGTTGTACTTGTCAGCTAGTGGCTGTATGTCTTCTTTTGTTAAGCCCTGAGCGCTACTGTTCTTGCTAAAAAGAGCTATACCTTTTTCTGTTTCCTTGGTTTTTATCTCGCTAAAAAGATTGTCAAATGCTTCTTCTACTGGCGCAATTTCACTATCCAGAAGATAAGGGTATCTACCAGGATTGCGTTTAAAGTCACCTCCGTTAGTCACATTTGCAAGATAGTCATTGTTGTAACCAGATTTCATCATCTTGGCTATAACGTAATTTTCAAACGATCTTGCTGCGCGTTCTATTATCCTCGACCAATAACCATCTTCCTTGTTCTGATCAATAGTTTGTGAGCGAATTTTCTTCGGAGAGTCATCAAGAACATTTACCAAATCAGAGAATTTACGCTCAACTACTGGACGAACGCCTTGCGGATGAGAAGAGTCTGGCTTCCAATTTTCTGCTTTATAGAACCCTGCTGATGGATTCTGAGATCGTCGTTTAATTAATTGCTCTTTGGTCATGAACGATCTGCCGCTTACATGAACCATTCTAGGCTCTGGCCGGTAGGTAATAAAATAATCTTTATGATCAGCTCCGGTTGGGACACCACGCTGACGCTGAAAGTAATTATCCAAAGCATGGAACCACTCGTGCGCCAAATTGCCAGCACCTTTAGTTTTGGTTAAATTGATAACCAAGTTTTGTGATTCAAAATGCGCCAAAGCAGCACCCTTGCCACGAGAACCAAATCCCAGCCCGAGACTTCCATTGAGAGATATTGCTTTTGGTGGAACGCCAACAATACTTGATAAGTCCATCAACGCATCATACGCTTGATTGAGCATACCCTGACGATCACGGTTGCCAGCGCCCTGCGATACCCAGTTACCAAACTCTATACCGCGAAATCCGAATGTATCCTGAAATAGCTCTGGCGTTACATCCTCTCCATTACGCCAATCCATACCGGATCTTGGGCGGTTTTCTTCACCACGAACATCAGATTTTTTAACATTATCACTATCTTTTACTAATTCCCAAGCCGCGACCAGATCATCATAATTATTTTTCCAGTAATCACGAGCATCTTTTAATGTGGCGAATCTTGCCAATGGCCTGTATTCTTTGTCTCCTTTCTTGTTGATAAAAATGTTTCCTTCACGGCCACGAATCTCGAACTGCATTAGCTTTTCTGGGGCGTCATTCGATAGCGCTTTCTTGACAGATTCAGATAATCCATTAATGTCAGTAACATTGGTTATCGTAGATCTTCCATCAACTTTAAAAGTGGAATATGGAGAAGCTATTTTTTGCCCGTCTGAATCATACTTGTACGCATCTGGATGAATAGAAATGCGCTCGACCCTACCCCAGTCCTTGCGGTTCTCAATCAATTCCAGAACCTGTACTTTATTGAAAAAATCCTCCAGCCCTGGATATTGCTTGCTGAATTCAAGGATTCTTGCTTTTGGTATCGCGCCGGATACATTCATGCGAGTCAAGCCACGGAACATCTTGACCTTATCTACCCAGGATTTTACTTTGTAGCTTACCTTTGGCTTGGTTGGTATTTCTTCGCGCGCAGAGTATGCAAACGCAGCCATGAATGGATCTTCAAGCGCCAGCGCTTCTTCTTTTGGCCATATTTTGCTTAATGGTACAGATGCAATATCATCATCGGTATATTCTTTTTTGAGTGACGCTTCCATATCCTTGCGCGCCCCGCCCAATTTCTCGCCAAAGTCATCTATCTTTCCTGGCTTTGTTTGTGTCGCATTGATAGCCACATCAGCCGCCATTGCTGTTTGTGACTCTGGTTCTTTGAATGACTCTAATTTAGCACCAGGTTCTTGCTTGTTAGATTCAAACAATCCTCGCTGGAATGCCGTTTTCTGCTCTGATGCCACAGAATTAAATGCAGGAGAATTGCCGCCAAATAGATTTCCTTGATTGCTTCGGAATGTTTCTTTCTTGCTGAATAGATGCTTTACTTTTTCAGTTTCTGCGCCGCTTTCTTCATTACCTGCATTAGCTGCGGGTTCTTGTCCGCTTTCTGTAGTAGCGCTATCAGTTGGTTTTCCTTGCTCTGCTTTTGCTGGTTGTGCATTTTGTATTACTTCTCCTTTGGATGGCACTTGATTTCCAAGCATGTCACCAGTTGCAATATTAACTCTGCCTATGCCGTCATAAACATCACGGATGAATTGAGCGATCTTGTTCTGCGATCTGATGTTGTCATGCAATGCAGTGACTATTTGTTTGGCATCATCGCTTAGTCCATTTCCGAATATATCTTGTTGCGCTAAGTATTCTTGAACTGGAATATTCTGTGAACGTAATTGAGCAATCTTTTCTACCGCTCCTATCAGATCATCAGTAATATCCAGTTCTTTAGGTATAGCACCTTGCTTTATCTCTTGTCGTACCTTAGCAACATCACCGGATACACGCATCAACGCACCGGCAATATTACGGATGTCATTATCAGTTGACTCGATTAGCCTTGTCAGAGTATCGCTGTCACCGTATGCGTTATACAAAACAGCATTTCTGAATCTACGCGCACCTTCTTGTGATAATTTTCCGTTACTATCAACAAAAGAACTTTGTTCGGCTGCGGTATAACCTTTCATTGAATCGCGTATGATTTGCATGTTTCTTGGCGTTAATGCAATATCACCGCTATCCGTTATATCCAGATTGCTAATATCACCTATACGTTCAGCATCAATCTTTGCATTTTCTCTAGCAGAATATGGCGCGCTTGTTCCTGAGTTAGAAGCAATTGCTAGTTTTCTTGTGTCGAATGGTTCCGTAATTCGTCTCACAAGAACCGGCTTATTCATCCCATCTATAACTGATGGATCGATCCCCTTGCGCACAGCATCGTTTCTTAGATTATCAAGATAGTCTTGTGCCGTATTCTGATCGTATGCGCGTGATAATGCTTCAAATCTACCATTACCGCCTACTATCTGTCCATCATTGGAAATAACGGCGGCTCCCACATCCATGACAGGGGAATCTGATAATCTTCGATAGTCTGGACTATTTGCAATAGATTGTATCTGCAAATCAGAAGCAGCTCTTGTTCTGTCTCGCGGTTGGCTTTTACCTTCTTTCAGTGAAGCCTTAACAGAGTCAGCGTCAACAATATCCCACTGAGCTTTTAATGATGTATTATCAGGCAGAACTATTTCTGTGTCTCTTGCAGATTTTTCGCTAGACGATCTTTTGTTATATTCATCTGATGGTATAGCTTCGTACCTGTTGGCATCGATAGCATCAACCATGTTCTTTTCATCTGTATCAAATAGTTTTTCGCCAGTTTTCTTGTCAACTATAACCCAAGAACCTGCGTTAGGTGGCGAAGAATTGGCGTAATTTAGTATTTCTGCGGTCGTGGCTTCGGCTTGCGTTTCTGCATTATTAATAATCTCACTTGGTTTTAATCCGGTTAATCTCTCAATATCTGCAAGCGTTGGATCTTCAGTACGCAAAATATCGTCTTTCGTAACATTTTGACTGTTTACTTCCTGGGCGGCTGCAATTGCTTCATCAACATTCTTGGCGGATTCAATCTTTTGCAGTCCTAATTTAACACGCTCTGCATTGATACGATCCGCCTTTGATTGAGCCTGTTGATTAACAAAGTTTAAAGTATTTGTAACTCCACCTGGAAGCGCACCGCCAATAAACCCCATTGCTCCGCCAAATCCTGTTTCTTCAAGATTCTCTTTGGTTAATGGGTTTTCATAAGAAGCAATCTGCTCTATGGGATTCTGAGCCAATTCCTCGCTACCTTCTTGCAAACCACCAAGCAACGTGCCTTTTACAAATGCTTCGGCAGGTGTGGTAGCAGCAAGTTTTCTAGCCAATGCTACTCGGCCTTCTTTGGTAAGCATTGAGATAGCCCAATTCTGCGGCCCAAATGCAACCTCTATTCCACCTACAGCAGCCGCACCTAGTGCAGCAATGGCTTTAGATTTTGCATCTTCTTCATTCTTTTGATCATTGAATATCTGCTTATCACGTATTCCAGAATAACTTGGTAAAGCAGCAATAGCAGCTGGGCCGAGCCATTTTACAGCTGCACCAACAGCGGCAACCACTGGAGCAGCAGGGCCAGTAAGCGGAGCAGCAGAAATAATTCCTTGGCCAACAATAGCAGTTCCCATCATTGCGCCGAACGATGGAACCATGTTTCCTGATGCTTCTTTAAATGCCAGAAACGGACGATCTTTAATGTCATTTAAACTTCGTATGGCAACAGGATCATTTTTGATTAATTCAGCGCCATACTCCATCAAAGCATTGTCTTTATCTGCGCCTAGATAATCTGATGCAACGCGACCAGCACCGCGAATAGTTTGACCGGCCATAGACTTTGCTGATGCAACGAATCCACCTTCAGGGACGTTCTCATCAGTGCGCAATCCTTCCAGCTCTCTTTGTTGAGTCTGTCCTTTGACATCTTGCGCAGCAGTATATTGTACTCTTTTTAATATCCCTTCCTGCGGATTTTCTGCTCTGCCGGTTAAATCTGTTTGATCAAGTAATGCTTGGTTGTAAGATGACTGACGAACTGGCGCGCCTTTTATTTGTCTTGCAGGAGTATTGCCGTCATCAGATTCTTCAGCCTTTTCAGCTAGAGACTTCTCTTTGTAATCAGGATCGAAACCAAACTCAGACCGAGCGAATCCTTTGAGCCTATCAGTAATCGAAACAGGAGCTTTATAACCTGGATCAAATAAAGTTGGATTCTTCTCTATCTCAGCAGAAATTTGATCATCAGTCAGATCATCATCAAATCTAACTAAGTTACCATTTACATTAATGACTGGCATTAATCTACGTATCCTTTACCTATTTTGTATGTGCGTATTTTTTGTTGTGGTTGCTGCGCTGTATTAGTGAACTTTCCTGCCAATCCCATAGCGTTCTCTCCGACCGTATCACTTAAAACATTCATTGGGTTTTTTGATGCTTCTCCAGTTAGGGAATAAGCCATAGCTCTTTGCATAGCTTCTTTAACTGACAATGAAGAATCTGACGACATTAAATCAGCAGCTAATTTGCCTGTTGGAGAATTCATGCTTATTACAGTTCCATCAGGCATAGTAACAGATTTATCACTCCCCTTTGGAGTTCTGTTATCTACAGAATATTTTGACGCATTAGCGCCTATCTGTGCAGCTTGCAAGCGAGAGTTTGCACTTATTCCAGCCGCCTTTTCTCTTCCGGCATTCAGCAATCCGGTTTTTTGTATTTCATGAGCACGTTGCTTTTCTTTATCTTCGCTGTCTCTTTGATACTTAGCCTCATCCGCAGCAGCCCTCTGTTTTCCAATCTCTTGCGCGGTTTGCATCTCTCTATCAAATCTACGGTTAAGATATTCTTCGCGCAATTGCTCTCTAGCATTCTCAATTTCTAACTGATTCTGAGCTGCAACGTTTTGGTTAGACGCATTACGAGCACCAATAGCACCACCTGCGGCCATCATTCCAAGCAATCCTACCATAATTATCCTCTCAATAATCCTTGCGGTTGACCTTGCTGCATTGGTTGCCCTTGTTGCTGCATCATTCCATGCTGCATTTCCTGACCCTGATCTTGCGGCATTTGCTGCTCTTGCTCATCCTGTCCCATAGCTTGCTGAACTTTACCTTGATAATCTGGATCGGCTAATTGACTCAATTTAGTATTGAATACATGCGTAGACTCATCAAACATATCATCTGTGACAGGATGGCCGGTTCTACTAAGAAACTCACAAACGCGAGCAAGCAATATAACTCCAGCAGGTACAATCAATTCTTGCGGCATAGTTCCACCGCTTTTTTGGAACATTACTACCGCTAGATTAGCCGCGCCTTCACCTAATTCTTGTGATAACTTCGTGTCATCATCGTCAGTTAAATCTTCAAGAATTTGGTAGTGAGTATCTTTGCCGAATATTAATTTGTTACCAGCATCAAGAATACGGTTTAATGCTGATACTTGCTTGCTCTCTAACTTCTGCTTTATTGCAGATTCTACTTGATCAGGATTGATTGTAAACTCACCGGACTCATCTTGTGGCGTTTCCTTGGCGTGTTCTTCAGGAGATTCTTGTTCATCATTACTAATTGGTTGCATAGTTTCCCCTCAAAAGTCCGTTATAAGCTCCTGGATTGAATTGAACGTTTGGAGCTACCTGTAAATTTACAGGCATCTGGCTTCTGCGATTAACTGCGTTTTGTTCCATTTGAAGGTCACGTTTCTGCATTCGGTCGCGCTGATCTAATTGCTGCTTCATCATGTAAGCCTCTCCCATGCCGCCGATTATGTTCATTGGCATACTGTATTTAGTGAGCGTGTCATTTATCCTCTTGAGAGTCGATACAGTCTCAGGATCGTATGTCTTAACAGAGCTGGAAGGATCGGCACTAAGCGGATTCATTTTTATATCTGATTGCGGCTGTACGCCAGATAACTTAGGATTTGCGCTCAACATATCGTCCGTAGAAGTTGAGCCTTTTGTTTTCATGGAAATCAAATCATCAGCTTCAGAGTTAAGCAAAGCGCTTCCACTTCCTCTTACGGTACTTGGCGATAGCATTCCTTTGGCCATATCTAAACCGCTACCGATACCACCAGCAATACTAAAACCCATGCCTATCTTGCTTAGAGTTTTATTGCCGGTTGCCATGCCAACAAGACTCAATCCGGTTCCGACTATATTTGCTCCAGTAGCCAAGCCTGATAAAGTTAACCCTCCGATACTGCTGCCAATAGCGCCACCTAATGCAGCGGCTCCACTGGCAATTGCAGTACCAGCGGCGGCAGCCCCACTTGCTATAGCTGCTCCTATTCCTGCTAATGGTGGCATAATCTCTCCTTCACATATAAATGTTGATTAAACAAGATTCCGTCCTTTAAGAATGACTTCTGGTTTATTCCTGATGGCTTCATTAATTTCCTTGCTATCTTTAAAGCTAGTCTGTTATATTCTGGTATCGAAGCAACCAATGTTCTGCACTGAAGATTATCGAATGCCCAATGCATAGCAGTTTCAGATAGTGAATATGCTTTTCTTATAGCGTTTGGTAATAATGCAAAATGCACATCGCATTGATCTTCTTTCTGTATTCCAATGAATAGTCCGTAATCACCTAGCCTTAAATAAACAAACTCATCGCCCATTGGCGGGAAGAAAAACTCTGGATCAATTTCAGTTAAATCATTAATGCCTGATTGCCAGACTATAGGATTAGTTATGCAGCGATAAATGTAATCTTCGTCATATGTACGCTCAACTATCATCGGTACATATAGAACTGAATCTGATCAGCTCTCATTGTTCCAGGTACATATACAGGCTGAAATAAACGATTAAACAAATCACCGTAATTTTTAGCGCCGGTAGATTTCATCAATTCCTGCACATTATATGCATTAGGATTAGCTACGTGAGTTTTTCCATCACTGCCGATATAAGTCATTGCGCCACTAGGATTGCCAATAGCCATGATGTCGTGCACTAATTGTTCTGGAGCTATTTTGTTTCTAGGTATTTCTGTGCCGGTTTTCTTTTCATATGCCGACACATTACCTAATACTGATGGCTCTACGCCATAGCCTAGAACATTAATAGGATTGTTTGATTGGTTTCCAGATTGCGATCCTGATCCTGTAGATGTGCCGGTTGATGAATTTGCGCCAGCAGTTCCAGAAGATCCAGTAACTCCTGTTATGTCGTCGAATTTAAGAGAAGGTATCGCGCTATCAAATGACTGAAGCAGTCCAATAGACTTTGATGTTAGATTCACTAATTGCTGAATCTCGGCCGTTCTTACATCAATTGGCTTATCTTGCTTGTTAATCTCTACGATTGCATTCATGAGAGACTGATTCATACTTGAAGCAAGCTGAGAGTCGTTCGATAGTGCGTTGATGTTGGCTATCTTAAGCTTGGTATTGGTATCAAGATTAGCAATTGCTAACTGATTGCTAAGATTCGCCGAATTCATTGCTATATCTTTTACGTTTCCAGCATTAGCAACACCTGCGCTTAAGGCATTTGAAGCGTTAAATTGATTGGTTTTGTTCGCGCTATCTGCGTTGAATAGTTTGAACTGGTTATTACTTGCCGCATCAGGAGTGGCTATCTGCAATCCGGCATCAATCATCGGAGCATATGCCGAAGAAATTCCTATACTGCTATTTAATAAACCTCGTGAGTTTGATTGCTGGTTGCCATAAGTAGCTGCGCGTTGCATGACCGGTGAATTAGGATCAAGCACATTGCTTAACTGACCTGCTACAGTCCCTTTGGTGGGGTCTTGAACTGCTTCTACGTTAGCTATTGGGGTGTACTGAATAGGCTCATATTCAACCGGCCCTGGCTTTGTGTCTCTTGTGATTCCTTGTCCTGACAAATAATTATTAACATTATCTGGAGCGTAAGCAGGATTATCCTTCATTGCAGAAGTAATCTGATCTACGCTAATATTGTTTGCAAGAGCAGCACCTAGAACATCCTTATCGCTTCTTCCTGGTGAAGTAATGTAATCTTTAATCTGTGCCGGTGTGATATTGTTATTGCCAGCACCATAGAGTACCGATGCTCGTGGGTCTACATAAACAGAACTTGGCTGCGCTGAATTTAATAGTGCCATATTAATAAGTTGTTCTCTGTTCGTTAATGACTTTTGCAGCTATGAATAAATCGTCTATTTGTTTGTTGGTTAATCCCAATGCAACGCGAGCATTTTCTACAAGGCTGAACTTTCTATTAATTGAGATTGATTCATCCCACCATATTTGATCCGCAGCAGGTAAAGTTCTAATGAATGTTGTCACAGCATCAAGCAATCCAGCATTTAACAACGCTTCTCTAGCCGCTGGCATTGGAACATCTTCAGGAACAGACTCAGCATATACAGCAGCAGCATGAGCAGGAAGATAATCAGATAAAGTTACCAATCCATTGCCCACTCTTTGCATTTTCCCTAGCGTAACTGGCGGCATTTCTCCATCCACAGATTCATCCCATAAAACACTATTGCGGTCATAATAAAAACCGCCAGAGCCAATAGAGATAATCTTCTGCTCTCCAGACGGACTATTGATTAGAATATTAGGCATAACCTACCAGAGTCACTCTTAATTGTGTATTATCAGTGCCGTTGTATGCCCCACCAACATAAACATTTAGTAATCTTACGGTATCCCCGGCGCTTAAATATTTCTCCGCAGCGGTTGTAACAAGAGCGCCTGATGGAGACGATGAAACAGCTATTGCAGACAAATTACCTGCTGTGCTGATGCCAGATGTTATATTTATTCCTATGCCGAAAAAATTTGATCCAGGGGCAACAGTCCAATAATCTCTTGCTTGCATAAAATAACGGCCGCTTACTGGGACAACAATAGACGTTCCTGCTGTAGCGCTATGTGCTATAGTTGCATTGAGAGTATTTTCTCCAGTGGTTGTGAATAATCGTACATTGGTTGATACTGACCCAGTTCCATTGCCTTGATATACCATAGCGCTTAGATGACTATCTACGTTTTTCTGCTGTATGCCGTCGTATCGATATCTAGTTAAATGAAATTGAGTAGTAGTTATAGCTCTAACAATCACAACGTCATTTGCCGCGCATGTTACTGTTGATCCGCTTGATACACCCGCTATGAGCATATTTGCTCCAGCGGTGAATGAACATGCACCAGCACAGATTAGCTCGCGCCATGCGCCAGCCTGTCCAGCAGCAGGAAAAGCCGTAGTAGTTGCCGTTCCTGTCCAATCTATCTGGTTACCTAAAGCATTCCATATATCTGCCGTTGTGGCATGAGAAGCTACCGTGGCGCGCGCAAAGTTCTGGAAACCAGTAAATGTATTACTTCCAAGAGTTACACCAGTTTGAGAGGTTGTTACTATAGTCCATGCAGCTATCGTTCCACTGCCATTTTTAGCGGTGACATTGATACTCGCCGTTCCGCTAGTGGAGTTATATGACAAAATCATACCAAACATATTATTGACAGCAGGATTCGCGGTATCAACAATCAGCACATAATATCCTGGCAGGAATGATTTCCCCGTCTCCCATACCATATTTACAGTATTTGGAACCGATCCAGGTATCGCAACAGATGAAATGCTGGTACTTGTTAATGCATTGATATTCTGCTTTGTGGCAATAGCTGTAGCAATGGCATCAAACTCATCACGGATTAAAGATGAAACTCCCCTACTTCCTATTAACGGATCACCTGATGGCGTGTAATCACTCATCTATTCAATCTGCCTTGTGTGTAGTGTAAAAAACAGGTGTGCACTGTAAATGCTTCGTCTTGATCTGATTCATTGGTTACTACCATTGATATGTTCTCTCCGGTTCCAACTGAATTAACTGTGATCTGTTGAGCGTATGCTGAATCCCAAGTGAATGCTTCCCATGTGAAAGAATCCCAAAAACCACCGGCACCATACACCGCTCTCTCTACAGAACTTCCATACGACGCATCCCCATCACCATATGAAAGATCGTATCCAACGCGGATAGTAGCTGTACTTCCAGACCTGAATTGCAGAACCGATCTTCTGTAACGCTTGCGAAGTCTAGGAGACTTGGAGTTATTAAATGACATAATGATATGCGCCGATATTGGATTCCCATCAAAGCTGGTTCCAACATTCAATTCGTACACATACCCGTTTGTCCCGGCGCAAAATATGCGCTCCACGCCACTTGTATCAACCACTGAATCAATTGTATTAAATACAATATCGCCATAATCAAATGGCATCGAAGCGCCGACCGCTGTTGTCCCCTGTGGATCAGGAATAATCTGACAAATTAAGCCTGTTCCATCACTGAAGAATACTCTATACTGATTTGATGATCTTGTTACGCAGCTGGATATTTCTAAGCCAAGTTTGCTGTCTATGTATGGCTGCACTACGTTTGTTAAAATATTCGATTGGAAACCTCCGTATGCCCTGGAAGTAACCATTTGAGTAACGCCACGCGCATCAAGAAAGTGAGCAAAACCGATGTTCTGCATGGTGTATGCTCTGCCACCGTTATTAGGTGCGTATGTGACTAAATTAAAATCTGATGTGTCATTTCCATAAAGAACATATATTTTAGTCTTTGTGGTAATAACCATAGCGCCGCTATTTGTGTCTCCGGTCTGCGGTTTAATGCCGGTAACAGCCTCACCTACAGCGATATCACCGGCTCCAGTGATAGCTGTCCAGGTGTAAGGAGCGCCAATAGACGAGATGAGCAAATCAGTATTGATAACCAGTATTAACTGATTCTTGAATCCTCGCGCAAATGTGGGCGTATCTACTGATGATCCAGTTCTAATCGGAACCCATCGAGTGCCGTCAAACTCACCGGCTATATTTACACCATCAGCACAATAGAGACGTTCTGTACTCGCGCTTCCTGAGAAGTTATAAATATCAAAGTCAAACTTGCCACCAGGAAGCAGAGTTATGGCAGTGTCAGCACCATTCGCAACAACCTTAGTAACTCCTCCTACCTGAATATTCTCCGCATTTTGAAATACGCCAGTTACGGAATCAAATACTAATGTCCCAACACCTGATGCTATCCATGTTCCAGTTCTAAGCAACGCTCTTTTAACTACCGCAGTTGCGCCAGAAGTTGCGCCAGTTACAGTTTGACCTTCGGAGATTTGTCCAACCGCACCAGTGAATTGCAATTCTCTACCGAATGTAATGGCAGACCAACCTGACGCAGTAGCTCGGTGCATAACGCACGCTGTGCCGCCAGCATTGTCTCGCCACGCATACACATTACCCTGATAATATTTAACGCCCCTAACGTATCCTGAGCCCGGAACAGAACTTATATCAAGTCTATAATCGTTAGCGGTTATGCTTTTATATGATGCGTGTAATGCATTTGTGCTGGCTGAATTAATATTTACTGCCGATACCGTGCCACGAGCAGTGCCGCTTATATTGAAAGTCTCCGCTACAAATGTTCCGGTTACTTTATTTAGCAACAAGTGAGTAGCATCGATAATCTCTATAACTTTTGCTGTAGCGCCAGACGTTAGACCTGTTATCGTATCTGTTACCGCAACCAATCCGGTTACAACAACATCAGCTATCCAGTAATTCCCATCGTGTGGGCTGGTGTGTCCGTCATAACGCTCTAATCCTGGCAGTCTTCTATATCCACCGTTAATGTCAGGCTCAAAGTTATTGCTTGATATAAGCCTTCCTGGTGGAACTAAGACAGGTGTTGTTACTAAGTCTAACCCACCGAACAGAGGTATTATGTCTGTCTTGATCTTACTGAATGGGCTAGATGGCATCTCTATTTGTCAACAATAATTGAAGTTGATCATTTTCTAATTGAACAAGAGTTTTCTTAAATTGCGATTGTCCTCTTGCCATAACTTCTGGAGCGCTTTCCCACATTGCGTAATATTGCATCGCCAGATAAACAACAGCAATATGAAACCGATCGGGCATGTTAGGTGAATCAGTGTCACTAGATAATGTAGTAACGTTTTTATAATAAGTTCCGCGAATCGTGTATGAAGTATCTTCAGGTATCAAAGAAACGAGTAGCGAGTTAGTTGGAGATACCGTAATAATGTTCGGATAACCTTGCGCCGTCCTAGTAGTTCCTATGCGATACGCATCAATGAATCTATCGTATGGCATGAACGTCATGTAGTTCTCTGCCGTTGCAGAAGTCTTGTACACACGGAATCTGGTGATATCCCAACTTGCAAATGACGTTAGCGAGATTGGCGCTGCATCATAGTCATACTCACCTTGAGCGGCAACAGTAGAGAATACAACTTCTCCGCGCATCCAGTTCCAATTAGTATGCCAGCGCTGTATATCTTCCCATGCCTGATTGCACCAAGTTACCAATCTTAGCCATTCACCAGAAGCATTGGTAACAGTGGAGTCGCTACCAGAAGCACCAACCTCAAGCCGTAGCCGTTGTGCAAGTTGAAGTAAATTCATTATAGGTAATAAGCGGCTTGCATTGTTTCAAACCATTTGCGACCTTCTTCGCTGTCTCTAATCAATGAAACGCCATAAGCCGGACTAACATCCTTGCGAATCAATGTCTGCTCTGATCCGTCTCGCTTATCGACATACTGCTCCGTTTTAATATCGTTCTGTGTAGTAAATAAACAGTTCAGGAATTTACGTTTCCCGATGGTCTGAACTCCGCGCTCCACGATCAGCTTTTCACCATTCACGCCCAATTCAACAAATGGAGAATCTTCTTTGCTGCCACGCGCAACAGTGAAAACAACTTTTTCATTATAGAATGCTTCAGACTTAACTGACTTTTGAACATTCTCTGAATGAATATCTTCACCAGTTACCACAGCAATTTCTACCTCATCAGTTGGTATGCTGGAATGCAAATCAGTGGTTACTGTGTATGTATCTGCAACATCACCTGTATTAATCATTGACCGTCTTGCCATTTATATCTCCAGTTAGTTAATAAAAAAGAGCGCCACATGGACGCTCTTATGATACTATTACTTATTACGATGTTTGCGGCTTATCTGGAAGCACAGATATGCTAATACGAGCATGAGTAACGCCTGGTAATGGTGCTTGGGTTGAAGTGCCAAATGTCCATGCCGCACCGGTTGAGCCAACACGCACAAGTTGATAAGCAAATGGACAGAAGTCTGTAGGCAACTCGGGGAATGATGGAGCAATCACAAACCCGCCGTTAGCGTCCAGAACTTCAGTAGCTCCTTGCGCAACCTTGAGAGCTCCGGCGGCGTTAATACCCCACACAAACACGCTGCAAGAACCCACAGGGATTGCAGTAAATGCAGCTCCGGTATTAACATCAGTTGTGGGAGATGCGGTATTTGTCTTGGCAGCATAAGCCACGATAGACTTTCCACCAATACAACCAGCAACGATATTAGTTGTTGAGAACGTGGTCGTAGTTCCAGCTGCCAATACAGCACCAGCAGTACCACCAGCTCCAATTGCGAAAGAGAACGTTAGTCCTCTCTGATTAATGTTATCCATTTATTACTCCTAAAGGTTTGCGATTGCGCTAGTACTGAATGCGCTTAAAGGGTTAAGATATACGGCATTTGGAACAACTGTAGCATCATCCAAATCTGTCGTTCCGCCGGTAAAGTTTCCTGTTCCCGTTGGGTTAACAATCAGAATGCCGAATATTGGCTCATCTGCCGGAAGAGTAGGCCAAGTAACAGCAGCTAATGTTGCACCTTCTGTACCAGCTCTATTCGTGATAGTTCCAGCACTACTGATTGTGAACACTGTTACATTGAACTTGGCATTAGTACAGTTGCTTGCCGTTGTTAGCGTAATCAGATTATCAGTTGTAGCCTTCTTAACTAGCACGTCACCAATTAAAGCATAGTAATCAGCCTGTGATTTCAACTTTGGTTTGGTTGTTGCAATAGTCAAGTTGGCGTGTTGCAGCGCAACGTTACCCATGCGCTTGTAAACTTTCTCAAGCACCAGGTACAAATTGCGCGCATCACTCTTATTAGAAAACTGATTAATGCGCTGACTTAATTTTTCCATAGTCATGGCATCACCCCTTAGCTAGTCAATGCATTAGCTGCGACTTCAACAACCGCCATTTGCAGAGGATTTAGAACAACAGAGTTTGTATAGAACATAGTTCCAACATAACCGCGTTGACCTTGAGGATCAGCTTTGTCTTTCAATCCAGCAGGTAACAAAGTGATGTTGTCTTTGTCCATACCTTGCAAACCAACAGTGCCCCATGCGTCTTGCGAACCAACGATTACTTGATACACGTCAGCAGAAGTTCCGGTCGTTGATTTTGGAGTGGGAGACACGCCAGCAATAGTTCCACCACCGTCTTGAATTTCAACCAAGTCAGGAGAAGCGATAAAGCGGAATTCCTCGCAGCGACCGAACTCATTCTCCACCGCTTTGCTTTGGTCTGGATAGCGCTCGATTGGGGTGAAGTTAGGCAAGTCACGCACATCAGAGGTTAAGTCTGTGCTAATGAATACCGGATAGCAGAAGCCACCAATAGGAGCTGTATTGTAATTACCATTTGCAGGAATCGGCATAAACATCTTGCGCACTGGTTCAGCATGGTTAGCCATCAAGCTACGCGCAACTCTACGCAACAAAGGCAGAGAGATAGTAGCAACAACACTTGAGCGAGCAGATACACCGCCAGCATAGAATTTGTTGGTACAAGTTTTCAGCACACCGAACAATACCATTTCACTGATCAAGCCAGTACGTTCACCGACCATTTCTTCCATTACTTTTGGAATCGGGTCTTCGTACAAGTCAGCGGTTTGATCTGTAAAGCTGTACAACACAGAGTATTGTTGTTGCGATACAGAAAAGTCTTGCGGAGTCAGAGTGTCTGCCGCACGAGTTACGCCCTCAGAGGTTTGTTGCAATGCTGCGTATGCAGAAGCACGGTCACCGGTACCGTCAGCAAAGAACTTGTTAGGGTTAGAAGTTGATGCGCCGAATGGTAACCAGCGACGATACTTAACAACTGCGCCGGTATTTTTCTTGCGCATATCAACCTGACCAACTGTGCTTAATACCAGCTTAGGTTGAGCGTGTCCAAGTATCCGGCCTAGCCCGATACCTACCCGCTGAGCGCTTAAATTTAACGTTTGAATAGCCATTTTATAATTCCTTAATTAGTAACACCCATAATTCGTTTTTGTTCTTCCCTTGCCGCTTGCTCAATCTCTTCATCTTCAGTAAGAATTTCATGAGCGCCTGTACGTCTTCCCGTGGGTAGAACTGCCTTTTTCAATCTATCCTGTGCATTTGATTTTTGAGGTGTCTGCTCTTGATTGGATGAATCATCCGCTGGCTTGATGGTATTTTTAAACTCGGTAATGATTTCTGATAGCGTGTCCGGGTCTTCACTATTGAATACCGAAGCGCGCAGTTCATCGCTTTGTTTATCTACCCATTCACCAAATGCAGGATTCTTCCATCTAATAACGCTGCCAACTCCCGGTATTTCCTCTGGTGTCCACTGTGCAGTAGTCTTCCAGTCTGGATGTTTAGCTTCAAGAGATCGCATAGACATCAATCGATTCTGCGCGGCCAATTGGTCTACAGTCTGCTTAATGTTTTCTATTTGAGGATCAATCTTGTTTTCTTGCTTTACCGGTTCCTCTTCTTTGTATCCAAATGCCTCAGTTAAGTCTCCAGCGATAGCCTCAGCCAAATCATCACCGTATTGCTCTTTAAGCCTTTTCAACTTATCTGGAGTAATACTTCCGATTATTTGAGATTTTCTGGATTCCACTTCTGCCAGCTTTGCTCTCAAATTCTGCAATTCATTACCGTAAGTGCCATTAGTCTTAGCCAATGCTCGCTCTAGTTTCTGAATGCGATCTTCGTATGCGGCTTGCAGCTTTTGTTCTGGTGAAAGTTCTGCCGGATCATCGGACTCTTGATTATTTTCTTCCTGCGCTTCCTGCTCTTCTTCAGGTTTCTCGGCTTCAACTTCTATAATCTCTGGCGGCTCAGTACCGTCAAGCATTGCTTTCTGTTGCGCCTTAGCGGCTTCGATAATAATTGCTTCGTCTTGATCTACAGTTTCAACTTTCATGTTTTCGGCCTCTCGGTCTGTTAAAAATAAAAAGCCGCTCGAAAGCGACCAGTGTTAGTGCGTTGCTTAATTTCCCTTTGGCCTATCGCTAAGGCCATAATCTTTCAATAATTCTGCGACATCGTCGATGTTAAGACAATCAACCATGCAAGCTCCTTCTGTTGTGGATTGAACAACCGCAATATTCCCATTACAAAAGTCATTGCCAGGTGTGGCGCTGTGTAGAACCCCAAAGGCAACAATTTTTCCTCCAGCTAGTTTTACAATCTTGTCCCCATTTTTTGCTTCACGTCCATTTCTATAGTGCATATTTCCCTCTCAAATAAAAAAGCCGCTCAATGGCGGCTCCGGCGATACTTAAATCTGTTTTGTGTTATGCTGCTGGTTCAGTTGTCTCTGGTGGCAATGCAGCTTTCTGAGCAGCGAGTAAATCCGTAATTGCCGCCTCAACTTCTGGCGCAACATTGTGGGTATTTGCATTCTCAATAGCGGTTTGCAAAGACTGAATAAGAGCTACTAACTGAGCATTCAATGCTTTAGATAAGTTCAACTGAACTACCAATTCTTCTTGATTCATTAATATTCCCTTCAATAAAAGTTCCTGCCTTATCAATGCTTGATTAACGGCTTGGCAGTTCATGCCGAAAATATTAAATGGCCACATTAGAGTTTAAGCAGCCTCATAACTATCTCACCGATTCCGATTACCTTGCCTGTAGCTGCTAACACGCCGATAATAAAAGCATATCCAACCAACCTGGCAATACGGTCTATCCAAATACTGTTTGACTTGTCTTCCGTTAATCCAATTAATATTTGATTTGCATTGTCTGTAGTGGTCTTTTCCACCGCTTCAACGCGCTCTTTCAATGAATACAACTGCGCTTGCAATGCACCTATTTCCTGTGAATGTGGACAGTCTTTTTCGCCCATGTTAGTAGCCCATAAAATATTATTAAATTATTCTTATAATTTCAGCAAAGATTTGTACAGCGCTATTTCTGCTCTAATCTTTAGTGTTTCTCGCTCATCGTTCCCGATTGAATCATTCTTTTCTCGCAGCGTAGCAATAGACTTTTCAAAGTGATCGCTAAGTTTCTGCCACGTAATACTGTTTTTGTCTGACGCGGTAAGCTCAAACTTCTCTGGCGGATTATCTATCATTCAGTATAACTCTTGCCAGTAGCAGCGCGTCCAGGTGGCTCAATTAATGGTTTTGGCATCTTATCTGCGGTAGCTTCCATTTCTGCAAGCTGCTTAGTAAGATTTGCTTTCATGCTATCTCTAGCAAGTTCAGATTTAATCTGATCAAGTGAAATCTGGTGCTTGCTGGCGTAATCCATCATGGCCAATTCTTTCTGTAGCTGCATCTTCTGAACTTCTAGCTGCAATAATGACTGCTTGTATTCGTAATCAACCTGCGCGCGTTGAGCAACACCTTGTTGGAATAACGCATCACGATCCATATCAACCTTGATCTTTTCAGCTTCAGTTTGTTGGCGCATTTGCTCTTTCTGCAAGTCTCCTTGAACTCTAATCTGAGCGGCCTGAACAGCTGGCGTTGTTGGTTGATTCTGTTGCATAGCCTGTTTCTCTTGCTCATCCATAGCAAACTTGGACGGCTCAAATCTCCATGCCCTGAGAACTTCATCAGCAGCTTTCTTAGGAGACATGCCAAATGCAGGATTCATAGCCAGTTGCAGCAATTGAACCGCTTGCATAGCCTGTATCTCGCGCTCCACTAATGCGCTTGAACCAATTGCCTGAATCTGCAAGTCGCACTTCTCATCATCTTTGCCGTAAAGCAGTAACCATTCGTGATAACGCTTAATGTGCCGCTCGGTGACATTCTCATCGAATAATCTTGCGATACGTCTAAGTAAAGATGATGCGTTGCGGTGCAACAATTCCATACCGCCGACAGTATCAGGAGCCGAACCTTGCTGACCTTGCAGAAGAAAGTTAATGCCTGTCATGTCCTCTGCCATCTTTGTTGCAAGCTGCATGTTAGCAATCAACTCTGTCTGCATCGATGGAACTGCTAAGAACTGGATGGAATCAGTGATAGCCTTAACCATTTCATCAGTAAGCCACCAGACTTTACCTTTCTTCAGCTCCCATTGCTTGTTCTCTGGCTCAATGCCGTCACGTCTGATGGCGATCATAGGTATTGCTGCCAATCCCATGTTATCCACTAAGTTACGTGCTGAAGCAGTCATGAATTGCTGCGCTTCTCTCATCTGGCGAGATACACCAATACCCCACGGCATACCGGACACTCTCTGCCAGACCATTACATCGTATGGGAATGAGTCGTCTAATGCGCTTTCATTGCCTTTAATGATCGAATCATTGACCATGACGATTGAGAACATGCGGAAGTCTCCAGCACAGTCATCATCTTCTAATTCATATGCGGTATCATCGTCATCGAATATCTGCGCTTTCTCTACGTCAATCCATCCAGTGTAATACCAGACTTCAAACATATCTTCTGACTTAGTACGATCTTTGCCATCAATATATTTCTTGCCTGGACCTTCCTCAATAACTCTTTTAATCTCTTCAGGGAAGTATCCGAGATCAGGTGATTTAGCCAGTTCAAGCAAATCTTTAGCGGTCAGGTAATCGCGCTCAAAGACAAACTCTCCGTTCTGGATATCTTCACCACAGTTCGGATCAGGAAAGAAATCCCATGTATCAATAGCTTTTGACGCTGGCGCAAACTCTTCAACAATCAGCAACTCATCATTAATAAAGGCTTTGCTCTTGCGATTTATTGGATAACAGCCTTTCAATACACCAGACCCAATGCAAGCGGAAGACTCAATTACCTTCCTGCACTCTGCATGGTATCTCGTCTCTACCAACCAATCCTTAATTCTATTCTCTGCTTTTTCTTCTTTCTTGGCGTATTCAGCCTTATCTATTTCTTGACCAGGAACAACATTACCTTGCTGATCGTATGTGTTGCCACCGGTTATTTCTTCCGCATACTCAGGAACCGGAGTATCTTTGGCTGAAAAGTTCCAGTCACCAGCAGGTAAAAGAATGTCTCCCATCCTCGCAGAAGCCGAATCAACAAATTGCCGGGTAATATTAAAGAATGCCGTGCATTGATTTGTATTCTTGCCTACAGTATTGGACATGATGCCGCCCTCTGTAGATCGTGACTTTGTATAATGAGTGCTTAGGTTTCCTTTGTTATACTCATCGATACCTTCATAGCTGTTCTGATCTTCCTTCCAGATCGTCTCTATTCCGCTTGTTTTTCTCGCCTTGATAGCCTCATCACGCTTTTTAGAGATAACCTTACTGAGAGCGTCTAGCTGCCGTTTCTTCTCATCTTCGTATTCTTTACGCAAAGACTCTTGGTGTTGCAGCTCTTGAATCAACTCAGCAGGAATTTCTTCTATTATTTCTTCCATTAGCCGCCCATACCGCTTACGGTTGTGTCGAATGTGACAAGTTTATTTGCGCTATACGCTGGCCGAACAGGAAATGAGAACGTAAGAGCCAGTGCATCGCCATCATCAG